AAATCGAAATGGGGATTGACATAGGGCTGCGGGACGGGCTGTCGGCAGAAGAACTGAGCCGAGACCTGAGGCAGTATCTCCGCTACCCTGACAAGCTGTTCCGTCGTGTGCGGGATGAACACGGGGTGCTGCATCTGTCAAAGGCGGCAAAGGCTTTTCATCCGGGGCTGGGCGTGTATCGAAGCTCCTACAAGAACGCCCGCCGCCTCGCAGCCACAGAAACCAATATGGCTTACCGCACGGCAGATTATGTACGCTGGCAGCAGCTTGACTTCGTCGTTGGCATTGAAATACGCCTTTCAAACAACCACACGCTCAACGGCGTACCGTTTGAGGACATCTGCGACTTCCTGCAAGGGCGTTACCCAAAGGATTTCAAGTTCACTGGCTGGCACCCGCACTGCCGTTGCCACGCCGTAACCATCCTGAAAACGGAGGCAGAAATGGCGGAGGACAACCGCCGCATATTGGCGGGAGAGCCTGTCAGCGAGGGCAGCGTGAACAGCGTCGCCGAAGTTCCGCAGAGGTTTAACGACTGGGTAGCCGACAACAAGGAGCGGGCAAAGGGCTGGTCGTCTATGCCGTACTTCATCCGACAGAACCCGCAGTATGTTCAGGGCTTCGAGGTTGATACCTACACGAAAGCGGAAAGAAAATTCACACGGGCAAGAAGAACCAACGAGGCTATGCAGGAATCGCTCGGTATCTTCCTGCAATCGAAATACCCCGCTCTGTCGAACACGGAAAAGGCGGCAATATTCCACTACACACAGGGCGAGGGTGCAACATTCCGACAGTTGAACAACCAGCTCCGCAGGGGCAACTTGACAGAGTTCAACGAGGCATTTTCGGACTTGCTGTCAAAGGGTCTTTCCAAGTTAGAAACAACCACCGAAACCGTGTACCGCTCCGTGCGGCTGAATAAAACCTGCCTACGGGAATTTATCGACTGGGCAACAAAGTCCGAAAAAGTGGCATTTAAGGGATTCACGTCGGGCAGTCTAGACAGAAATACAGCGATTGAATTTGGAGAGAGACACAAAGGACGCAAGAAAAATGAAACGGATGTCCTACTTGTTATACGAGGCAAGTCAGGGCACCCGATTGAGGGTTTATCTCAGTTCAGCGGTCGCTTTACAGATAAGCCAAACCAACGAGAAGTGTTGTTTGATAAGGGTTGCAGGTTCAAGTTTACAGGATACCGTGAAAAAGACGGAAGATACGAGTTCTTCATTTCCGAATTTTAGAGAAAATGCACTCCGTTTTCATCCGTATCACTCACATAATCATCATCAAATTCAGAAATAGTGTCATAAACCCACTTACCGTCAGCCCCCCGATGGCGTTCCATTCTGTAACCGCAGATGCGTTCATTGGCGGGGTTTGACGTAAATTCCAAGAAAATGCGTTCTTTTTCTTCTTCGGGCAAAGCATCCCATTCCGCAATATCACGGGCGTTTTGTTCTTCGATTTCAGCCCATATCTTTTCAAATTCTTCGTTTGTCATACTCCTGTCTTTTTGGATGTTGCAAAATTAAGTTATTTTCCTCGAAATCGCTGTATTTCGGCTTCAAATCTTTTCTTGGGTCAAGTTATTGTCCAGCTTCTGTTCGCCCGAATTTAGCCTTGATTCGGGCTTGTTTCGACTTTTCGCTGTCAGCGGCTCACGAGTGATTTTGCATTTCGCCCCATCATAGGGCGTTCCGCCTGACACGCCGATGTTCCACAGGCGGCTAACCTTGCAGCCTATCTGTTCAGGCGTGAAATCCTCGTATATCGCTGACAGGGAGGAAAAGAAAAAGTCCTTCCGTTCGTCGTTCTCAATGGGCGGCTCGTGAAAAGCCACCCGATAAATGTGTTCTTTCTTCATTGTCATTTGTCTTTTATCGTAATTACTAAATCCCCGCCGAGCGCAAAGCCTTTCACAAACAGTTCACTGCAACGCTTCGGCGTGTTATCCCACCTGTTCTTCCGCTTATCGAAAAACGAGCAGAACCCTCGTGCGTCGTTCCGCCCGATGATAAGGGCTGGGCAGCTTCCGCACATTGAGGGTGGCTCGTAGAATGCCACCCCGTTGATTGTTATCTTATCCCAAATCTTCATAGCGAAGCCTCAAGCTGCTTGTGGTAGGTATTGTCGCTCATAGCCTCTCGCATCTTCCACACCCGCCGTATGCGCTCGATGTCCTCCTGCGTGAGTTCTCTATCGTCGCCTCCTTTCCGATCCTTGTCTGTATAGAGGTCGTGCTTTACGATGTAGGCACTCATAAATGTACGGCGGAACTCGGCAAGCTCTCGCTCGTAGTTTGCCTTGTGCCAATTGAACAGGCTCTGCACGTCGGCATACTGCAAGGCTGTCAGCTCAACCCGTATCGACGAGCGGCTGGGCTTGGAGTAGGTCATACCCGAAATGTCGCAGATTGTGGACAGGCAGCGCACAAACAAACTCATCATATCCTTGCTCCTGCCTATCTCAAACGTGTATCGGTGCTTGGTCTCAATATCCAGCACGTCCTCCAGCTTCACGCCGTACTGTTCGCAGATGCGTTCAATGGCTCGGCGGGCGTTTTCAGCCTCGCCCCTGTAACCTCTCTCTGCGAGTGCCTGTAACTTTTGGAGCTTCTTTTTCAGGCTCTCTAATTGCTCATTATTTGCTTCCATTTTCTAACTGTTTCAATAGCTTACGCAATCCCCGTCCGTCTTTGATTGACGCTCCTGTCGCCCAACCACTGTACGGATAAAAAATCACGAATTTGCCTTTGTGAATAAACTTGATTTTAACATTATCCCGTTCTATGATAGCATAGCCGAGATCTTCAATACAACGAATAGCATACTCTATCCGTTGTGGTTCAAGCCTCTGTTGGCGTTCAATGTTCAATCGTGCCATTTTCACGTTCCAATTTACGGTTTACAACTGTGTTTCCTTTCAGGCTGAAATCCCAGTCCTGTATGCTTTCGTCAAGGGGCTCAACCTTGCCGAGCGTTACGGCGATATGCTTTTCCGCTGCCACCTCCGCTTCCTGTCGGGATGCCGCCCGCACGATGATCTGTCCGTCGAATACGAACTTTGCTCTGATTTTGTAGTTCTTTTTTGCCATACCTCTAATTTTTTCTCTGTCCCCGCCCCTGAACAGGGGGCGAAAATGACAATACCGTAAGGTATATACTTTCCTATCCTATCCTTTCCTCTCCTTTCGCGCACGCGTGTACGGCTTAATTTGTAGAAAATCGTAGGTATAATGGAGTTTTCTACGAGAAAACCCACTTTATCGGTAGGTTTATTCGTAGAAAATAGCCCGTTTTATGCCTTGCCGCCAAAAATCTGCTCAATCGGGTAAAAAACGGACTTGCGCTCGATGCTCCTTGCAACGTCTTCGCCCCATATCGAAGCGATAAGCCGTATTGCGTTCAGGTCTCCGTCCCAATCTATGCAACACTCGTGGTTGTTGTACTCATAGACGTACACCTCCTGCGGGTCGCACTCCGCCTTTATGCGGGCGTTCACTTCATCGTAATAGGCAAACAACCTGTCCGCTCCGTCCCTTGTACCATAGCCGCCAGCTCCGAGCCTTACGAGCTTTTCTCCATCTTTGAGTGGGCGTATGGATTTCAGCCCCTCCGAAAACTGTTGGTTGGAGAAAGCAAAAAAGCAGTCGTATTTCTTCACGTCCACCTCGTTACGCTCCTTGCACAGCTCCTTGTACCTTTTCAGCGTATGCCCGTTCTTGTAGTCAAGCATACCGTAGTTACCCTCCGTAAATTCAAATTTCTGTTCCATATCGTCAAAAGATTATGCCCGCCACTCACGCTATTTTCAAGCCGAATGGCGGGCGATTGGTTATTTATGCGGTTATCTTTACACGGTTCATCAGTTGCCCCGAAATCTCGTGAAGTTCACGGCTTCTTTCGGGAGTCAGTTCACGGGCGTGTGCCGTGATAGCCTGCGTCAGCTTCCAAAGGGTGGCTCCGCCCTGAACCCCGTCTTCGGGGTCGTTGCGCATGAGGATTTTCTGTACCTCGCTGCCCTCCGATTTCAGCAAGCTGCCGTTGCTTGTCAGGCGGTTCAGCTCGTGGTTCAAATCAACCTCCATTTCGCTTGCCCCCTGTATCTCGTAGGCTTTCTGCATAAGCGTGTCCTTGCTAAACAGCCCCGATGTCAAGTCCCTTACGGCTGATACGGTGGTCTTGGTGTCGAGTTCGTAGGTTTCCTGTGAGAGGCGGAGATTGTCGGGGAGCTTCGAGCCAAGATGTACCTGCTTCATCACGCTTTCACGAACCATACCATTGAGGCAGGCTCCGTTCAGCAGGAACGAGCGCATATCAACCGCCCCGTCGCCATAGTCGGATGTACTGAACCTCGCCCCAGCGAAGATAACAACATCGCCGTTCTTGGCTGTCGGGATAACCAGCGGCTGCGGGAGTATCGTTTCCGCCCATACTTTCGTGTCGTTCATATAAGCGTCAGAGATTACAGCTCCCTGCTGCGCTGCCTCCTGAACAAAGGCTGTCAGGATTTCAACACTGTTCAGGCGGCGGTAGCTGTCGCTCAACACGCCCCTTACCTGTGTGCCGACCGTTCTCACGAGAACCCTGCTGCGCTGCGTCCAGCCGCTATGTTCGTTCAGCATCGTCGCTGCGAGGGCGATCTGCCATTCAGCCCCGCCCGCAAGTGTACGGAGGTATCGCTGCGGGATGCCCATACGGTCGGCGAGCTGCCCGATTGCATTGGCGTGGAGCGAGAACTGTCCGTCAGGCATATTCATCGTCAAGCTACCCTCACCGTTGAATGTTATCACGGGGCTGTGGTCGTTACGCTTCAACTCAACGCCCAGCGGGGCGATATAGTCCTGTGCGATTTTACCCTCGTTTACGAGGCGTTCCATTGTTGCCTGAACGCCGACTGCCTTTCCGTCAATCATTCTCTGAACTTTGTTAATCACTACGTCGTTAAGACCCTGTTGCTCGGTCTGTCTGCTTGTTAATGCTATTGCTTCCATTTTTTAATTTGGTTATTTGGTTAATCCATTGTTGAAAAGATCATACTCTCGATCTTGATCTTTATATCTTGCATTTGTTCTCGTTGAATTTTGTAATGGAGACTAAGTCTGGAGTTTGTTTTTTCAGATTCAAGTTCACGTTCTTTTCTATCAGATTCAAGTTCTTCTGCTATACAATATGCTACTTTCATTAAATGATACAAGTCTTGAACTTTGTCGTTATACATTTTTTTATCCATGCCCTGTTTTATTTGTTGGTTAATACTGAATTGATTTCATCAAATACTCCTCCGCCTCTGCATACAGGGCTTCGGGTGTCAGGTCGTCCGAGCTTGGCTCGAACCCTGCGAGATACGCTGCCTCGATAATTGCTGCCATTGTTCTATTCTCCTGATTATTTTGCGTAAAACGAAAATTTGATACCTCTCCGCAGCTTGCATACACAAACATCATCCATACAGTTGATAGCCATGCCGATAAACTTGTTCAGCATTTCAACGCCGATAAGGTTTATCGCTCCCGATACGCCAACGAGCTTGTTGATTTTGTTGCCCTCGTTGTCAATGCCCGATACCTTGATGCGGTAGTTGCGGTTGATATACGCTGTCGAGTAGTTCAATGCTTCTGCTTTCATCTTTATGCTATTTTGAGGTTTCAAACTGTTTATTTTATAATCACGTTGCAAATATAAGTGAACTATTTTGCTAATAACAAATTTTTTCGGAGAAATTTTAACCGTTCGGATAAAATTTTTCGCATTTTTACGAATTTCAAGCCACACATCATAAACCATTCAGGATAAAATAAATTTCGATTTTCCCGATTATAAAATAATCACTTTTGAAAAAATCCATTACTTTTGTGGCATTAAACCATTCAGTTTATACATATCGGATATGAAAAAGGAACTTTTAGACGCACTGAAAGCCAAATTTACGGGGGTCAGTGAAGCTATTTTGAGCAGGATTGCCGACAAGCTCGCCAAGACTGTGACAACCGCTGAACAGGTGCAGGCAGCTGTCGATGCCTACACGTGGCAGCAA